TTCTCCTTACTTCTTGTCGGCGGCGAACATGTAGTTGTTGTCCATTGCCCATTGAGTAAACTTCTTGTTGGTCATCACGATCTTGCGGTGCGCATACTTCTCGGCACTACAACCATTGGCGAACATACCTTGCGCTTCCTTGTCGAGGCGCACCATGTAGTCCATCCATGAATCAACCCAGTCAGCTCCGAGAGTAGACAGGCTACGGTAAACAACCATACACACGGCGGCGGCACTGTCTGGTACCTTGGCTGTCTTGGGTTCGTCCTTGATAGATTGCAGTGACGGTAGTTGGTCGGACAGTTTGACAAAGGCCATCAAGTCCATCGCGCCACGTTCACCAATGGTACCCATGAGTAAACCTGTTAACGTCTGATCATCGAAGTGCTCCCGTGTTTTCAACCAGTCGGACGCGGCCTCAAGTGAGCGCGGTGTAACAAACGCGGTGCGTTGTTGCTTGGGGTGGTAGATGTAGGGATTGTCATCGGGGTCTTTGACATCCTCAAAACCATAGAACAAATGGGGGTTGTCCTTACACCAACCAAGTAGCGTGTGGTCAACACCGTTGTTGATACCCCACTCGATCCACTCCATGTTGTCAGGTTTACGTGCGGTGATCACCGTGATTCGGTTCCTCGCATGTGGTGGTAGTAAATCACCAACACCCTCGGCACCAAGGTTAGTCGTCGCAAACACCAAGCTGTCAGGGTGCAGTTCGTACCCACCTATCTTGCGCTCCAACATGACACGTAACAGTGCGTTCTTCACCGCAGGGTTAGCCTTGCCATACTCGTCGATCATGAGAATGATAGGGGTCTTGTGGTGTGCGCCCAGTTCCTCGTTGGTCGCGTACGAAACGTAATCGGCGTTATCGAGTTGGTTCATCTTGGGTATGGTGATGTCGCCTAAGTCCTTGGTGGTACAGTCGAAGTAGCACGGTGTGTGCTTGGGTAGGTCACGTGATAACGTGGTAAGTAGTGATGACTTACCTGTACCCATGTGCCCTTGGACAAGGATGGTGCGCTTGTCACCACCGTTGAGTATTGATGTTGCGATCTGGTCTAAGCCAAGTGCGTACATTTGAATTGCTGAGTTCATGATATTTCTCCGTTGATTTGTTAGTGCGGCACTAACTGATTAAAGGTCAATTGATGGAAGTGCTTTGATGACATCATCGACAGCACGTTTAGTTTCTGCGCGAAGGTAGCCATCCTCGCGTAGTGCGTCTGGTGTGATACCACGTAGGGCATCGTCCAGTTTCATGCGCATCGCTGACATCTGACTGTCACCTGTTACGTTGCACACATCCAGTAGTTCGACGAGATCGACCACGTTGGATACTAGCGTGTCACGAAACACTTTCTTCTGTTCGTGATCGGCATAGTCGAGACGCTCTGACATCTTGGTCAATGCTTTGAACGCTCGTTGCCACACGTCATTCATGGCGTTGGTCAGTTGCTCGGAGTAGTACGACTGGTAGTGCTCACGCACTAACTCGTTACCCTCGTTGCCAATGTCCACCCTGAAATCACCTGCATCTGGCAGTGGTATATATGAGAAGCGGAAGTTGAACTTACTCGCTATGCTCTCCGCCGATGGATAGTCATCGTGTGAAAACAAGTTGCCAAGTCTGGCCTGTGACTGACTGATCGCCCAGTCGTACGTGTCGATGAAAGTCTGAACCATACGCTCGTACTCGTTCTGAACCTCGGTCATGGCTTGGTGGTATTTGAAATACTGAGCAGTCGGTAGTAATCGAAGGCCAGTATCAGACCACGGCATTGTCATGCTGTAATGTAGGTTACGAACATTAGCGGTAAACTTCTGTACCGCCGTGAGTTCATCGCAGTTGCCCAGTAACTTCTTGTGGACGTTTGCGATACCTGCATCGGCATGGTTGGTTGTGGTGACATCTTTTGATGCACGCTTGTCTAGCTTGCGCCCAGTCCATGTGCTGATGCTTAACTCTACCAACATAGATGAAGAGCCAATGGATGGTGCTGTTACCGCAGGTTCATTTGTTAGTGCGGCACTAACATTGCTTTCGTGTGTCATGTCGTTCTCCTGTGTGACATTTAGTTTAGGTTGTTGGTGAGAGGCTACCTGTCATAGGACAAGAGGGGGAACCGTGTAAACCTCCCACCAACATAACTATTATGCCACAAATAGCGAGACATGTCAAATGATGTCAGGACGTGTGTAGAAGTGTAATGTTCTGTTGTTTTATGTAAAGTTCTTATATTGTTCGGAAGCAAGTCATTGATTTACATACAATGTTCTAATGTTCGCTAATTTGAGAAGTGAGAACTCGCTCGGAGGGGGGTGGACGAGGACGTACAGAAACGTACATTGTTAGTGCCACACTAACTTTACCTATTGTATATAATTTTCTTTAAAACGAACAATATATATAAATAATAAGAAAACTAAATAAACTACAAAAGCTGATAGGCAGGTTATGCTAGCGCATGGCGGTAATTGCCACTGGTTGTCACCAAACGCAAATGTACGATTGATAACTAGATAAAACGAACATTAGCCGAACATTACGAACATTAGTGCGAACAAAGGCTCAGCGCGACACAAGTAACTGGTATCGTGTGTTAGTGTGACACTAACAAAGTCCGGGGGCTGCGCTATACGCGATCATGTGATGACGTGCACACACAGACGCTCAGCGCGACACGAGGAACTGGTATCTTGTTGTTAGGGACTCACTAACAGAGTGCAGCCCGGTAGTGGTGAGGTATCACGTGATAACACGCACACACAAGGCTCAGCGCGACAGGAGGAACTGGTATCGCCTGCGCAAAACGCAGGCACAAAAAAACCCCGCCGAAGCGGGGTTGATCTTAGTTAACAATTGAATCCCAAATCATCGTGGGTGTTAGGCACGAATTGTATTCAGTCCAATATGATTTATCCCATGACTCGCAACCTAGTAACACGTTAATGATTAGGAAGGCGAACAGGGCACCGATTGCGAAGGTGGCCGCAAGGCCACCTCCTATTTCAATCAAGCGCTTCACTTGAGTACCGCCAAGGCAATCTTGATCTTGGCAATCATGTCAGTCAGATCGAAGGTTGCTTCCTCCGCTGTCTGGCATACCTTGATAACATCGTTCAAGTTATCGCGGACACGTTGATCAAGTGGACGGTTGCGCGATCCTGCACCGTCTGACTCGTTAGCATTCAAGCGCTTGCTGATCTGTGACTTGAAGTCACCGATGCGAGCACCGATCTGTTGTTGCCAGTATCGCTTGTCTGACTTCTGCGTTTCAGTCAGTGACTTCGTGGGCTTCTCAAGCAATGCCTGATTAGTCTTAGTGAAGCCCATGACAACCGCTGATCTAAGCGCCGTCCATTCATCCGCGTGGATAGTGGAGCCGTCTGACTTCGGGCTGATGTAATCAGTCACCTTGTCAAAGCCGTCTGCTATCAGCAGGTCAAGGGCGGCAATGCCTGCCTTGTCTGCCTTGATGCCTAACTCTACCGCGCTTGCGATTTTCTTTTGTGTTGCTGTGTTTAAAGTACGCATGTCAATCTCCTATGTGTTGACAGTTTAAGTTATGTCAGCAGGTTCCCCCTGATGACAATTACACTATGCCAAACGCACGGTAACAAATCAATAGATAAACTGACAGGATGACAAGTTTACACATAATCCGATAGGCAATGTTAGTGTCACACTAACAAAACAGGATAGGCCAGACCCTACCCGCCCCCCATAGGCCACTTCACAGCTTGGGACTCCCTATCTCCTATGTATTACTAATATGTACGAATAATTGTGTTTTTTCTGAGTTCGGTACCCCCACCCCCCTTATATATGGAACACCCCCCACTAGGAGTCCCAACCTCCTTGCACAAAAACAAATTATTGTGTATAACTCGGCAGTAACGGTTAACAACCTGCGGAAACAGTATGTCTTTAATGCTCGAACCAGAGATTGGTGTACCATACTCGGATGAAATTCCGTATATGGATTTGCGTGCACGCGCAGAAGCTGCGTGTAATACTGCTTCTATGCTAGGAGAACACGGGTTGGACCTACAACCTACCAGTGAAGACGAAGAAATCGCAGCAAAAATTTCTTTGGCCTATGCTGATAACCCCGAAAAGACCTCTAAGAAGGTTTCTACTAAGCGTGCATCGGCTTTACCGCCCGCCGCACTGGTCGCTACTCACGGAATCCTGACTCAATTCGGTCATTCGGTCGTAGAAAGCGCCGTACAAGTCCGACATTTGGTTACAAACAAGCTCATTGAAGAGACTGAGAACCCCGACCCCCGCGTTCGTATCCGAGCATTAGAGCTTTTGGGTAAGATTTCGGACGTTGGGCTGTTTACAGACAAGACCGAAGTCACAATTACCCACAGAACCACTGATGAACTGCGCGAAAGCCTACGCAATAAGCTGTCAAAGCTGGTAAATCCCGAAGAAGACGTGATCGAAGCAGAGTTTGTGGACCCAGATGCCATAGATATTGATGCGGAGCTAGGTATAGAGGACGAATCGGATGAATGATATGTCCTTAGACTTCTCTGAAGACGATATTCAGCGTCTGTTGGACAATTTAGACAGCTTTTCGCCAGACGAGATAGCTGAAATAGACAAAATGGCGGGAGAATTAGGCAACCGCAAGCAAAACAAAGCAGCCTACGATGATTTGATAGACTTCTGCAAGCTCATGATGCCCGAGTTTATCGTTGGTAAGCACCACCGCATACTTGCTGACATGTTAATGGGTATTGAGAAGGGGGATAAGGACCGCGTTTGCGTGAATATACCCCCCAGACACGGCAAATCACAGCTTGTTTCTATCTTCTACCCAGCATGGTTTTTGGGTAGGAACCCTGACAAAAAGGTCATGATGGTGTCCCACACCACTGATTTAGCGGTGGACTTTGGACGTAAAGTACGTAACTTAATAGCAACAGATGCTTACCGATCAATATTTCCTACAGTAAAACTAGCACAGGATAGCAAGTCAGCAGGCAGATGGAACACTAACGTCGGAGGAGAATATTATGCGTGTGGTATTGGTAGCGCTCTTGCTGGTCGGGGTGCTGACCTCTTGCTCGTTGACGATCCCCATTCTGAACAAGACGTTATTAATGGAAACTTTGAAGTGTTCGCCAAAGCCTACGAATGGTTTACCTTCGGAGCGCGTACTCGTCTCATGCCGGGTGGCAGAGTGGCGATAATTCAAACACGTTGGCATATGGATGACCTGACAGGGCGTGTGACAAACGACATGGCGAAGAACGACCGCTCGGATCAATACGAGGTTGTCGAGTTCCCTGCTATACTAGAAGTACAAAACAAAAAAACGAAACGATATGTGGAGAAACCACTGTGGCCTGAGTTCTTTGACTTAGAGGCACTGCTACGCACCAAAGCATCAATGCCAGCGTTTCAGTGGAATGCACAATATCAACAGCAACCGACCGCCGAAGAAGCGTCGATTGTTAAGCGAGAGTGGTGGAACCTGTGGGAACAGGATAACCCGCCGTCGTCTGAATATCTTATCATGTCTTTGGACGCAGCGGCAGAAACACACAACCGCGCTGACTATACAGCACTCACTACTTGGGGTGTTTTCTTCAACGAAGATACGAATGCGTACAATATTATATTGTTGAATAGTATAAAAAAGCGTATGGAGTTTCCAGAACTTAAACAACTGGCTATGGAGGAGTACGCTGAGTGGGAACCTGATGCGTTCATTGTGGAGAAGAAAAGCGCAGGTACCGCGCTGTATCAAGAGATGCGGCGTATGGGATTACCAGTGTCGGAGTACACTCCACACAGAGGATCAGGTGATAAGTTAGCACGACTTAACTCCGTTGCAGATATTGTTGCATCGGGTATTTGCTGGGCACCCCCTACCAGATGGGCAGAAGAAGTGATAGAAGAGATTGCCGGATTCCCTTTTATGAGTCATGATGACTTAGTGGACTCAACGGTGATGGCGCTTATGCGGTTTAGGCAGGGCGGGTTTATTCGACTACCTACTGACGAGCCAGAAGAGCAACAATACTTCCGCCAACGTCGTGGTGGGTTTTACTGAGAGGCTAGATTATGGCGATAGAAAAAGGGTTATATTCAGCCCCAGAGGGTTTGGATAAGGAATTACAAGAAGGTTTGGAAGGTGTCGAAGGTATGGACACTACTGAGCTAGAGATAGAGATCATTGATCCTGAAGCGGTCACTTTGTCTGATGGTAGTATGGAGATAACAATAATCCCCGACTTAAACGAGTCTGACCTCATGGGGTTTGATGGTAACTTGGCAGAGGCGCTGGAAGACGGCGACCTGCAAGAACTATCCAGTGAGTTGCTTGGACTTGTAGAAGCAGACATCGAGAGCCGAAAAGATTGGGCGGATACGTTTGTTAAGGGACTAGACACCCTAGGGCTGAAGTACGAAGAGCGTACTGACCCGTGGGATGGTGCCTGTGGCGTGTACTCCACTGTGTTAGCAGAAGCTGCTATACGGTTCCAAGCAGAGACAATGAGCGAGACGTTTCCCGCCGCTGGCCCTGTCAAGGTTAAAATTCTTGGAGAAGAAACGCAAGAAAAGATTGAAGCGGCTGAACGTGTAAAGGCTGACATGAACTATGAGCTTACTGAGCGCATGGTCGAGTACAGACCAGAACACGAGCGGATGCTCTATAGCCTAGGACTCGCAGGATCGGCGTTTAAGAAGGTTTACTTTGATCCTAACCTAGGACGCCAGATGGCGGTCTACATCCCAGCAGAAGACGTTATTGTGCCTTACGGCGCGTCTACGATTGAACAGGCCGAGCGTGTCTCGCACATCATGCGCAAGACTAAGAACGAGCTACGTAAGCTACAGGCCGCTGGGTTCTACCGTGACGTAGAGCTAGGAGACCCCCAGCCGTTCCACACAGACATTGAAGAGAAGAAAGCCGAAGATGATGGCTTCTCTATCTCTGACGATAGTCGCTTCGCAATTTACGAGATACACGCTGACTTAATCATTGACGGTATTGACGAAGATGATGAGGGTATAGCGAAACCCTACGTTGTTACGATTGAGCGTGGCACTGGAGAAGTCCTTGCTATACGCCGTAACTGGAACGAAGAAGACGAGCTAATGCTCAAGCGCCAGCACTTCGTACACTATGTATATGTGCCGGGATTTGGGTTTTATGGTCTTGGCCTGATTCATATCATTGGTGGATATGCGAAGGCTGGGACATCCTTGATACGTCAGCTAGTTGATGCTGGTACTCTATCGAATCTCCCCGGTGGGTTAAAGTCTCGCGGGCTACGTATCAAGGGTGATGACACGCCCATTGAACCCGGAGAGTTCAAGGATGTAGATGTACCGTCCGGTAG